CTACAAAACATCAGAGAAGGTGAGCAGCGTAATGGGGTGCGTTACATAGAGGAAGATACGGTTATTAAATACGATGTCCTTTCCCCTTTATTTGGCTGGGTTAGCCGAGAAGCCTGGATAGATTACAAGCCAATAAATTGGTATTCAGACGATATACAATGTCTAGAGATGAGGGCAAATGGTTTTGTAAACTATATTAGTCGCTCGTATGTTCACCATGTAGGCAGCCAGACCATCGGCATGGATCACCAAAAGAACAACTTAGAGGCACAGGCATGGATCAAGGTATATATGCCAGACTTGTACAAGTTGTGGTTTAGTTAAAAAAGCGTTAAAATTGTCTTGGGCAAGTTCGCCTTAAATTCTCTTGACACCATGAAACCACAAAAAACTACGATTATGATCGGTCTGCTGGGCGATAAGCCTAAGATGGGCGAAAAAGAAGAAGGTGGTTTGCTGGCAGAGGACAAAAGCTCATGCCCATTAGCCACTCAAGATGCCGATATTAACAAGGGCAACATGAAAAAGGCCGTTCTCACAGCCAATTATGGCGAGAAAGGCGATGGCGAAGGCAAGTGTAAGGCTTGTGAATACTTCTGCACACCAAAAGAAATGCCTGATTGCGGACTAGAAAAGACAATGGGCTACTGCGAAATATACGACTTTATGTGCAACCAGAACAACGGATGCGATGCCTGGGAAGCTATTGGCGAAGAAGAAATGGAGATGGAAGATGAAGAATAGTCTTTACGGAAATATTAACGCCAAGAGAAAGCGTATCGCTGCTGGATCAGGCGAGAAGATGAACAAAGTAGGCAGTAAAAACGCTCCTACGGCCAAAGACTTCAAGCAAGCAGCCAAAACTGCCAAGCCAATGAAGGCCAAAAAGTAATTGGCACATCAGCAACAGTTTGATTTTGTAAGTACAGTAGCTGAGGTTTTACCTAACAACTTTGCTAAATGCAAGGTATTGGAAGTAGGTAGCCTAAACATCAACGGTAGTGTAAGGCAGTTCTTTACAGACTGCGACTACATTGGAATTGACTTAGGCGTTGGGCGAGATGTAGATGTTATATGCCAAGGGCAAGACTACGATGCCCCAGACAATACATTTGATACAGTAATCTCTTGTGAGTGCTTTGAGCATAACCCTGATTGGGTAGCAACATTCGCCAATATGCACAGAATGGTAAAGCCTAGCGGTTTAATCGTTATGTCCTGCGCCACTACAGGCAGAGCAGAGCATGGCACTAAACGCACCAGCCCAGGAGATGCTCCATTCTGCGGAGATTATTACAAGAACTTAACAGAGCAAGACTTTGTAGATAATTTTGATATAGACAGTATGTTTTCTGTTTATGAATTTGGAATAGGAGAGGCTACTAAGGATCTCTACTTTTATGGGGTTAAGAAATGAAGATGAGCAAAAAGCAAGCCAAGATCGGCAAGGTAATGGGCGAGTACAAAGAAGGTACTCTACATTCCGGCAAGGGTGGCAAGGTAGTTAAGAATCCTAAACAAGCCATTGCCATTGCTATCTCAGAGGCAACCAAAAAAGCTCGTTATAAAAAATGAAGATCAGGGATGCCGCCAAGATATTTGAGCGCATAGGTGTAGCTGGGTACAACAAGCCCAAAAGAACTCCTAACCATCCCACTAAAAGCCATGTAGTAGTCGCTAAAGAAGGCGATCAAGTCAAAACAATTCGCTTTGGTCAGCAAGGCGTTAGTGGTAGCCCTGCTAGAGAAGGCGAGTCAGCAGCAGATAAAGCTCGTAGAAAGTCATTTAAAGCAAGACACGCCAAGAACATTGCCAAGGGCAAAATGTCAGGTAGTTATTGGGCATCTAGAACTAAGTGGTAAAACTGTTGTAGAATAGCAACATCATCAACCATTAACCCAAAGGGAATGGAATGGAAAACGCTATAGAAAACAATAATGTAGAAGTTGCGCCAACTAATAAGGGTGGTGCGCCTTTAGGTAATCAGAACGGCAAGAAGGGAAAGCTGTTCTACAACCAACTTAGGATCGCCTTAGTTCAAGAGGATAGCCGTAAGCTGCGTACTATTGCACAAAAGCTAGTAGATGCAGCAGAGCAGGGTGAGCCTTGGGCTATCAAGGAAGTGATCGACAGGGTAGATGGTAAGGCCGTACAAGCTACAGAGATTAGCGGTGTAGATGGTGGACTATTAGAAACCCTAAACACAATCAACATCGTACTTAAAAAGCCTGATGGAGCTTAATGTAGAGTTCCCAGAGAAACTAGAGTTTCTGTTCCAACCGAGCAGATACAAAGTTCTCTATGGTGGCAGGGGGTCTGGTAAGTCTTGGGGTGTGGCTAGGGCATTGCTCGTTATTGGCCTGCAAAAGAGTACAAGGGTGCTATGCGCCAGGGAGTTCCAAAACTCCATTAGCGATTCTGTTCATGCACTGCTGGCAGATCAGATTAAGTCTATGGGGTTAGAGGACTTCTACGAAATACAGAATACTGCAATATACGGTAAGAATGGGACAGAGTTCCTATTTGCCGGATTAAAGCACAACATCACGAAGATTAAGTCTTTTGAGGGTGTAGATGTCTGTTGGATTGAGGAAGCACAAACAACCAGTAAATCAAGCTGGGATACGCTGATTCCTACAATCCGTAAGGAAGGCTCAGAGATATGGATTACATTCAATCCTGAGTTAGATACAGACGAAACCTACAAGCGATTTGTAGTGCAGCCACCTAGTAATGCAGTAACGCAGAAGGTGAACTGGTCAGACAATCATTGGTTTCCAAAAGTTCTACAAGATGAGAAGGATGATCTCAAAGAACGAGATATAGATGCCTATCTCAACGTATGGGAAGGCAATACAAGGCAAGTATTAGATGGCGCTGTCTACGCTAAAGAGTTAAGGCAGGCGCAGGAAGAAGGCCGCATCAAGGACATTAACCAAGATAAGACTATCGAGGTAAGTACATTTTGGGATATTGGCTGGGCAGATATGACTAGCATCTGGTTTGTGCAGACGATACCAGGCGGTGAGGTAAGGGTCATAGACTTTTATCAAGACTGCCAAAAGCCTATAGATCACTATGTAGAAGTTCTACAGAATAAAGGCTATGTCTATCGAAATCATTGGCTGCCGCACGATGCCGAGAACAAAAATATGACAGGCAAGAGCGTTAAAGATATTATGCAGAATATGAACCTGCCGGTAAGGATAACCCCTAGACTGTCTATATCAGAGGGAATTAACGCAGCTCGTATGCTAATGAACAGATGCTATTTTGACCAAAACAGATGCGCTGAAGGTCTACAAGCATTGCGGCATTATCGGTATGATGTAAACCCAGATACTAAAATGTTTAGTGATAAACCCTTACACGACCAGCACAGCCATGCTAGTGATGCTTGGAGGTACTGTGCGGTAGCGTTAGATGAGCAGCCAAACAACTGGAACAAAGCAATTAAGATCAACACAAAATGGATAGTCTAATGGATGAAGGCACACTAAAAGGCATACTTGATGCCGAAATAGATAACGCTATTGGCTTTATCGAGAGCGAAACTACAGATGACCGTAGAAAAGCCCTTGAATACTACAATCGTTACGAGTACGGCAATGAAGTAGAAGGCCGTAGCCAAATCGTTACAGGCGAAGTAGCCGAGGTAGTAGATGGTGCGTTGCCACAACTATTGCGTATCTTTACACAGTCGGATGAGATTGTGCGCTTTGAGCCTAAAGGCCCAGGCGATGAGGAAAAAGCCAAGCAAGCCACAGAGTATGTCAATTGGGTAATGAATCGTGATAACGATGGCGTATTGCTTATGCACAATTGGTTTAAGGATGCGCTCTTGCAAAAGAACGGAATCGTTAAGGTCTATTGGGATGAGAAGGTAGATGTTACCAAAGAAAAGTATCAGAACCTAACGCAAGACGAAGTGGCAATGCTGCTCAATGATCCAGAGGTAGAAGTAGTAAACCAAAAGACCACAGAGATAGCTCCAGCAGGCATAGATGAGATGGGGATGATGATTCCACCTATCTTCTCTTACGATGTTAAGCTCAAAAAGACCAAGAAAACTGGCAAGGTAATTGTAGAGAATGTGCCGCCAGAGGAGTTCTTGATCTCTAAGAAAGCTAGGACTATTGCTGATGCTCCATTTGTAGCCCATAGAAGGCTTGCTACTCGCTCAGAATTAACTGCAATGGGCTTTGATAAAGATATTATTGAAAACCTGCCTACTTATGCAGACCTAACCTATAACCAAGAGAATGTGGCTCGTTTCGATCAAGGTGAGCAGCCAAGCGATCAGGCAAGCCTAGACTTTTCCATGCAAGAGATTGAGGTAATGGAAGTCTATATCAAGGTAGACTTTGATGGCGATGGCATTGCTGAGTTGCGTAAGATTACCTACGCTGGCACAGAAATCCTTGATAACGAGGAGGCAGACTTTGTGCCGTTTTGTTCCGTCTGTCCTATCCCTATGCCGCATAAGTTCTTTGGTCATAGCCTGGCAGATCGAGCAGTAGACATTCAACTGATTAAATCTACAGTAACTCGCCAGATCCTAGACAATCTCTACATGACCAATAGCCCTAGAATGGGCGTAGTCGAAGGCCAAGTAAACCTAGACGATCTATTAACCGTTACAGCTAATGGCATCGTGCGTATGAAGAATACGCAAGCCATTATCCCATTGACAGTACCAGCAACCGCAGGCCAATCATTCCCACTCTTGGAATACTTGGATTCTGTACAGGCTAAGAGAACTGGTGTATCAGACCAGATGAACGGCCTTAATCCAGATGTGCTACAAAACAGCACAGCTACAGCCGTTGCAATGATGCAGAGTAGCGCCGCCGGTAAGGTGGAGTTAATTGCTAGGGTATTTGCTGAAACAGGCGTAAAAGACCTATTCCAGAAGATTCTACAACTGCTCTGCAAGTACCAAGATAAAGAGCGTATTGTCCGTCTGCGTGGCAAGTATGTATCCATTGATCCTAGAGAGTGGACTAATGGCTTTGACATCTCTATCAATGTCGGTCTAGGTACAGGCAACAAGCAAGAGCAGATGGCTATGATCGCTATGGTTCTAGGCAAGCAAGAGGAGATCCTCAAGACTGCCGGTATCAATAACCCATTGGTAAGTCTGTCAAACTACAGGCAAACCCTAGGTCGGTTTATCGAGGCTGCTGGCTTTAAGGACTCTAACGAGTTCTTTATGGAGATTACCCCAGAGCAAGAGCAGCAGATGGAACTGCAAGGCCAACAACAGCAACAACAGCAAGATCCAGCAATGGAGGCTTATGTAGCCCAGATGCAGGCTAAGATGGCAGCAGATAACGCCAAGGCAGAGAACGATATACAGATTGCCCAGGTTAAGGCAGAGGCTCAGATCAGGCTAAAGCAGCAAGAGTTTGAGATGACAATGGCGCTCAAGAAACAAGAGTTTGAATACGAGGCTCAGTTAAAGGCTTTGCAGTTAGGCGCAAAACTATCACCAACGGCTAATATCCCTAATGTCATATAACAAGTCAGAACGGGCTAGAGCCTATTTGTCAGATGAGTTCTTCCTAGAACTTGTTGAAAGTCAAAAATTGTTGTATTCTAACAACATATTTGGCAGTAATGAATACGATGTAGAAGTGCGAGAAAAGAACTTTCTCAAACTTAAAGTGATGGATGAATTTATAGCGACAATCCAAGCATTAGCTGATGAGAAGCAAATTGCAGAGAAACGCTGGAAGATTTTATAACCACCTTAAAAGGTAAACAACATGAGTGAAAACACCAATCCTGTAGAGGGAAGTGTTAATACGGTAAACGATGCGGCTAACGCATTTTTGTCTATGATGGATTCACCAGAGGAGAAAGCGCAAGCTCAATCGCAATCTGAAGAATCGGAAGTATCGGATTCAGACGAATCCTACGAAGATGAAAGTGCGGAAGAAACTGTAGAGTATGAGGATGAGCCTCCTGCAACAAAGACATTCAGAGTCAAAGTTGGCAATGAAGAAGTCGAAGTTTCAGAAGATGAACTCCTTAGTGGCTACAGTAGGACAGCAGACTATACTAAAAAGACTCAGGCTTTGGCTGAAACTCGTAAGGCTGTAGAGGCCGAGAGAGCGCAAGTCGAAGAAGCTAAGAAGATGCGTGATCTTTACGCACAACGCTTAGAGGCTATCGAGAGTGTTCTACAAAGTCAAAACTCTGTAGAGAACTTGCAAGAACTAAAGGAAACCGATCCTATTGGTTATGCAATAGCGGTAGCAGAGCGTAGTGAGAAGGAAAAGCAACTTCAAGCTGTACAAGCTGAAAGACAGAATCTTGCAAAACAGCAGGATGCCGACAGACAGCAGGCATTACAGAAACATCTTGCAGAGGCAGCAGAGCAACTGAAAGAGGCGATTCCAGAGTTTAGGGATGCCGCTAAAGCTGAAATTGTGCGTAGGGACATTCGTAATTACGCAAAATCAATCGGATTTAGCGACCAAGAACTAGCTCAAGTGTATGACCCTAGAGCAGTTAAAACGCTATACAACGCAATGATGTACGAAAAGCTATCCGGCAATAAGGGTGCAGCCGTCAAAAAAGTACAGGATGCGCCAAAGGTATTAAAGTCTGGAACTTCCAATCCTGGCAGTTCACAGAATGAACAGATGAAAAAGCAGTTTTCTCGCCTAAAACAAACTGGTAAGAAGGCTGATGCAGCAAAACTTTTTGAACAATTTATTTAAGGAATAATCATGGCAACATATCAAACCTATACCTCGATTGGTAATCGGGAAGATTTATCGGATGTAATCTATTCTATTTCGCCAACAGATACCCCAATCATGTCATCTATTGGCAAGACCAAGGCAACTGCTGTTTATCATGAGTGGCAGACTGACTCTTTGGCAGCTAACACTACTGCTAACGCATTAGTTGAAGGTGCAACTGCATCTGACATTACTGTTTCTCCTACAACTCGTTTGGGCAACTATACCCAAATCGTTGGTAAGACAGTTATGGTTTCTGGCACTTTGGAAGCTGTAGATAAGGCTGGTCGTAAGTCTGAGAAGGCTTATCAATTGGCTAAAGTATCTTCAGAGATCAAGCGTGACATGGAGACGATTATTACTGCAAACCAGGGCCAATCTGCTGGTAACGCATCTACAGCTCGTACATTAGGCGCTTTGCTCTCATACATTAAGAGCAACACAAGCAAGAATGGTACTGCTACTACCGGTGTAGACCCAGTAACTGTTGGTGTTTCTACTCGTACAGATGGTACAACTCGTACCTTCACAGAAGCAATGCTCAAGACTGTTATCGCATCTGTATTTACCAATGGCGGCACACCTTCTGCTTTGTTTGTTAGCCCAACCCAAAAGCAAGTAGTATCTGGCTTTACTGGTTTGGCTGCACAACGCTACCAAGTGCCTACTTCTGGTCAAGCGACAATCCTAGCTGGTGCTGATCTTTATCAGTCCGACTTTGGCGTATTGTCAATCGTTCCAGATCGTTTCATGCGTACTCGTGATGCTCTCATCCTCGATCCTGAGTATGCAGCATTGGCTTTCTTACGCCCATTCCAGACCAACGAGCTGGCTCGTGTAGGTGATGCAGAAAAGACACAAATCTTGGCTGAGTTCACCTTGGAAGTTCGTAACGAAGCTGCACATGGCGGTGTTTTCGATCTGTCATAAGTAATGTAGAATAAGGGGATTGGGAAACTGATCCCCTTTTTCTAGGAGAATGTATGTCTGATCTCGGTAAACGAGGCAATCTCGGTGTAGTAGATGGAGTTATCCGTACTGCATACGCAGATGGTGATGGTGGAATAGTTATTAAATCAGAGGTAGATTTAACCGATTTCACAAACCACACCAAAGAACAGTTTAATCAGCGTAGCGAAAAAACTGGATGGGGTGATGACGTATACGACCCAAAGAATAAAATTGCTTCATTGCCTGCTGAGATTATTAATATGCTCAACAAAGAAGGCATTATGCGTGGCTACCACATACTAGACCAAAAGGCCTTAGTAAAGTGGTTAAACAACCCTGATAATCGAGTATTCCGTACCAGGGGTGGCACAGTATGAGGATAGGTATCTGCGTTCCAGCAAGAGGGCAAGTAGAAATATCCACATCGTTTGACTTATCTGCATTAGTTAATTACACAGCAAAACAGACGAAACACGATATTAATCTGTACACATCTACAGGCACACTAATATTCGATCAGCGCAATGCGTTAGTAGACTCTGTTATTAACGAGCGATGTGATTACCTAATGTTTATTGATGCTGATATGCGCTTCCCAAAAGATGCGCTTGTTCGCCTTTTAAAGCATAATAAAGACATTGTTGGCGTAAACGCTACTACTCGATCAGAGCCAGTAAAGCCTACTGCCAAGAACATTAATTATGAGGAAGATGGTTCTGTATCCTGGCTGCCTGTTTATTCCAATGTTAAAAAAGGAATAGAGAAGGTAGATGCTATCGGATGCGGTGTCATTCTCATTAAAAACTCAGCATTTAAGAAAATAGAAAAGCCTTACTTTTACTTTGAGCAACTGCCAAATGGAAAGTTATTAGGCGAAGATATTTACTTTTGCATTAAAGCGAAAGATGCAGGAATAGATACTTATGTGGATCACGATCTCTCAATGGAGATAGGCCACATAGGTAATTACACATACGGCTGGCATAATATTGAGGTGTCCTAATGGGCTTTGCAACATATACAGAACTAAAGACTTCTATAGCCAACTATCTAGGTCGATCCGATTTAACGGCAGTCATCCCTGACTTTATTACGTTTGCAGAGATTCGCTTATCAAGGGAGATCCGTACTCGCCAAACCCTCAAGGCTGCTACAGCAACAATGACGGCTGGCGATTCTACTGTTGGTTTGCCTACAGACTTCTTAGAGATGCGAGATATATTTACTCAAGGCAATCCAAGAAACACCATTAGCTACTTATCGCCTTCTTTGTTCTCTCGTAATGCTAGGGCTGGTGAGTCTGGTCTGCCGGTGTACTACACAATTATTGGCGCTGAAATCCAATTTGCTCCAGTACCAGATTCGGCCTATGTTGTAGAGATGCTTTATTACTACAAGCCAACGCCATTATCTACAAGTGTAGCTACAAATGACTATCTTGCTAACTTCCCAGATGCCCTGCTTTACGCATCCTTGGCAGAGGCAGAGCCTTATCTTATGAACGATGCCAGAGTGCAAACTTGGGCTACCTTATACGATAGAGCAACTTCTGATATTAACGGATCAGACGAAAGCTCAGAGTACGCTGGAGTACCACTAACAATGCAATTAACATCACGATAGGAAAATCATGTCTGCAATCTCAAACTACCTAGAGAACGCATTAATTAACGCTACTCTAAGAAACACATCATACACATCACCTACTACAGTTTATGCTGCCCTATTTACTTCTGATCCAACAGAAGCAGGATCAGGTACAGAATGTACTGGCACAGGCTACACTCGCAAGGCCATTACCTTTGCTGCTCCTTCTAACGGAGTAACGACCAACTCTGCGGCTGCTGTTGAGTTTGACCAGGCTACAGGTTCATGGGGAACGATTACTCACTTTGCAATTTTTGATGCCTTAACTACCGGCAATATGCTGTACTATGGTGCGCTAACCACATCTAAGACTATTGCAAGTGGCGATGTATTTAAGTTTGCTACATCAAGCGTATCAGTAACTTTAGCGTAAGGTAAGCCATGTCTACGATAGTTACCAGAAGTGGTAAGGGATCACCTCTTACCCATAATGAAGTAGATACCAACTTTAGTAATCTCAACACAGACAAAATACAGTCTGGTAATACTGTTGCTGCGCTAACAATTACATCTGCAAGCGTAGTAGATTTAGCCGTTACAGGAATTACTAGCTTTGATGGCGCACAAGGAACAGCAGGTCAAGTATTAACATCGGCTGGTACAGGCAATACTCCTGCTTGGGGCGATGTAGTAACGCCAACAGGAACGCAGACTCTTACCAATAAAACTCTAACAGACCCAGCTTTGATTGGCACTATTTTAGAAGATGTGTTTACGATTACCGATGTTGCTGCATTTGAGATTGACCCAGCAAACGGCTCTATTCAGATTATTGTCTTAGGCGCAAGTCGCACACCAAAAGGCACAAACTTTTTAGCAGGTGAGGCAATCACCCTGCTAGTAGATGATGGCACAGCGTACACAATTACTTGGACTGATTCTACATTTGGTACTGGTGGAATAACTTGGGTTGGTGGCACAGCACCTACATTGTCTACATCTGGATACACAGTCATTGAGCTATGGAAAGTTGGCAGTAAGGTTTATGGAGCTTCAATAGGTGGAGTAGCCTAATGCTTAGTCACAAGCTAAGACGTTTCAGAGCTGCTGCTGCACAGGCTACGGATGCTAACTTTAAGCAAGTTAGCGTATTGCTTCATGGTGATGGAACTAATGGGTCGCAGAATAATACCTTTTTAGATTCTTCTACTAATAACTTTACTATTGCCCGTAATGGCACTCCTACGCAAGGTACATACACACCGTTTAGCCAAGCAGCTGGTTATTTTAGTAATAACTTTAATGGAACAAACGACCTTTTATCACTTGCAGATAATGCACAATATACATTTGGAACTAGCAATTTTACGATAGAAGCATATATTTACAATCGTTTAAACCCGGGAACTGAAGTTCCAATTTTTAGCAAACAAAACCCAAGTCCACTAAGGGCTATACAATTTAGAATACTTTCAGCAAACACGTTAGATTTTGTATTCACTAAAAATGGTGGAACATTAATTGCTAACTTTACTACTACTTCAACTGTTCCATTAAACCAATGGGTACACATTGCTGTAGTTAGAAACGGAGTCACATTAACTTTATATATTAATGGAGTTTCTTCAGCTACACACACTTTGACGGCAGGAGATGCAATTGATAGTCCTGTTGCAAGCGTCATTATTGGCGGCTTTAACGCATCTTTCCCGAATAGGTTTTTTAACGGGTATATATCAAATTTTCGTTGGGTTATTGGAACTGCCGTTTATACATCCGCTTTTACCCCAAGCACTATACCGCTTACGGCCATTACAAATACAAGGTTGCTTACTTGCCAGTCTAATCGGTTTGTAGATAACTCAAGTAATAATTTTACTATTTCTCAAATTAGTACACCTTCAGTACAGCCTTGGAGTCCTTTTGCACCAACTTCTGCATATAGCACAAGCGTAAATGGTGGAAGTAATTATTTTAATGGCAGTACAGATTATTTAAGTGTTTCTGATAATGTAAATTTACAATTTGGAACTAACGCATTTACAATTCAATGCTGGGTTTATAGAAGCGTTGCTGGAACAGCACATTCAATCGTTTCTAAGGGCGGTGCATCAACTGGGTTTACTTTGGGTATAACTTCAACCAATGTATTGCGTTTTACTAACACAACAACTAATATTGATACAACTACAACAATTCCTGCTAATGCTTGGACTCATGTAGCTGCCGTAAGAACTAGCACATCAACAAATGGCTTTCAACTTTATATAAATGGTATAAGTTCAGCCACATCTACTGTTGCAACTGATTTTAATCAAACTTCTACGCTTTATGCTGGTGCTAATAGAAGTGCATCTACTGTAATGAATGGGTATATTGCTGACTTGCGTTATGTTAATGGAACAGCAGAAACAATAACAGTTCCAACAGCACCTTTAACAGCTATTACAAATACTTCATTACTTCTGAGTGGAACTAACGCTGGGATTGTAGATAACGCTATTAAAAGCGATTCTATTACGGTTGGTGCAACGCAAGTCAATACTTCTATTGTTAAATATGGAACAGGCTCAATTAGTTTTAATGGCACAACAAGCGTTTTAAACTTTCCTAATAATCCTTATTACGCTTTTGGAACGGGAAGTTTTACAATTGAGGCATGGGTTTACCCTAACTCTGTAACGGCTTTACAGTCATTAATAGACACTCGTTCTACCGCTACTGCCACAACAGGAATATTAATTTCAATTACTGCCCTTGGGTTTATTTCAGTAACGGTAAATAATGCTATTTTGTTTACTTCTTCTACTGGAATTACAATAAGCGCATGGACTCATGTAGCCGTAGTAAAAAGTGGCACAACAATTACGCTTTATTTAAACGGCACAAAGCCTGTTACTGGCTCAGGAACATCATCAACTAGCCTTACAGACCAATTTTTAAGACTAGGTGCATCTGCTGGTACTGCTGCAAACTTTTACAATGGCTATTTAGATGAAGTGCGTATTACCAATGGTGTTGCAAGATACCTTGCCGACTTTACTGCGCCTACTGCGCCATTCCCTAATCAATAAGGATTTATATGTTAATTGCAAAAATTGAAGATGAACAAGTTGTTGCTGTAGCTGACTACAAATCCATGTTTCCTAATACATCGTTTCCAAGTTCTGGTGCTAACGCTCAATTCCTTGAAGATAATAGCTGTTTAGGTGTTACTGTGTTTAAGACACATAACTCTAATACTGAAAAGCTAGTATCGGCTGTTCCATACATTGAAGATAATCAAGTCTTTACTGTTGCAGTAGAACCTTTAACCGAAGACGAGATTGCATCTAAGAGTGCTTCTCAAGCCGCTACAATTCGTAAGCAACGAGATGATTTACTAGCACTATGCGATTGGACTCAACTGACAGATGCTCCTGTAGATAAACAAGCATGGTCTACTTATCGACAAGCATTAAGAGATATTAGCAATCAAGCTGGTTTTCCTTGGGAAGTAGAGTTTCCTAAAGACCCTAATTATGTAGAGCCAGTAACTTTTTCTTGATGTTTGGATAAAAAAATAATGGCTTACGAAGATCAATATGTCGTATATGGTTATTGGGAATACGATTATTGCGTAGGAGATGTATTAGCTACAGATGGTGCTGGATCTGTAAATGGCATTGGTACTGCTATTGCTTTTCCTACAGTAATATTACTTTTTTCCGCAAGCATTACAGGAGTTGGCTCTACATCCGCAGATGGCATAAGAGTAGCATTGGGTGATGGCTCTATTAACGGAGTTGGAACGGTTGTATCAGAAGGAATAAGGCAAGCATTAGGCGCTGGATCTATTAATGGCATAGGATCAATAAGTGGCCTTGGAAACTTTACTGCTAGTGGAAACGGATCAATCGTAGGATTGGGAACAGTTTTAGTAAATGGCAATGCGGTTTTTTCAGCAAACTCATCTGTAAACGGAATTGGTACAATAGTTGTTGTTGGGTATCGAATTGGTGAGGAGTGGAGCAATTCTGGAGTAGGCGGTAATACTTGGACAGCAGCAAATGTTACAAGCAATAATTGGACAGACAAAACAACGGGAAGTAATACATGGCTACCTCAATAGTAGAATTTGGCGAATGGCTACCAGACCAAGCTGGAATAACTGGTTCTATACAGGATGCCTACAATGTCGTTCCCCAGGCAGTAGGCTATGGCCCATTTCCTGAGTTGGTAGAGTTATCTGGCGCAGCAAGCGAAAACCTAAACAATGTATTTGCTACTAAGTTTGGTGGCACTACTACTTTGTTTGCTGGTGGCTTTACTAAACTATTTAAATACAATTCGACTACATTAGCATTAGCAGATGTTTCTAAATCTGGTGGATACTCTAGTTCTAATCGTTGGACTTTTGCTCAATATGGGCCATCCCTGATTGCTGCCAATGGCGTAAACAAACTCCAAGTATGGAACTTAGCAAGTTCTACAGCATTTGCTGATTTAGATGCCGCAGCTCCTACTGCTAAGTTTGTGACTACAGTTAGAGATTTTGTAGTGGCTGGCAATGTATCAGGAGAGGAATCTAAGGTTTATTGGTCTGATTTAAACGATGAAACCGATTGGACTCCTGGGGCTACAAGCCAATCTGATAGCCAAGTCATTGCAGATGGTGGCGATATTCGTGGCATTACTGGTGGTGAGTATGGATTGGTTTTCCTAGAAAAAGCAATCTCTAGGATGTCTTATGTAGGCGCTCCACTATTCTTTCAGTTTGATACCATTGCTAGGAATATTGGGTGCTATGAGGCAAATTCAATAGCCCAGTTTGGTAACTTAGTATTTTTCCTAGCTGATGATGGCTTTTATATGTGCGATGGGCAGACAGTTACGCCTATCGGAGCAGAAAAAGTAGATCGCTACTTCTTTACTTTTGCAGATCAATCTCAAATTGATAAGATGAGTGCCAGCATAGATGTCATTCGTAAACTAATCGTTTGGCAATACACAGACATCTTTGCCCAGAAACGATTAATAATTTACAACTTCCAAACTAAAAAATGGTCTGAGGCGGACACTACTTCTACTTATGTAGCAACATTGGCACAGGCTGGAGTAACCCTAGAAGGCTTAGATACCTTTGGGAATATGGACACTATAAGCACTTCTTTTGATAGCCGTATTTGGGCTGGCGGTAAGTTTGTATTGGCAGGAGTAAAAGATACCAAAATTGTTACTTTTACTGGGGCTAATAAGTCTGGTTATGTCACTACAGGCGATCTAGGCAACGGAAACCAGTCAATCATTATGTTAGCCAAGCCAAAGGTAGATACTGGCTCTGCAAGCGTTTCTGTAGCCTCTAGAGCGTTGTTAAACGAAGTCCCTAGCTTTGGTACTGCCGTAGCAGCAGACAGCGAGAACAGGGTATCCCTACGTGCTGGTGGCAAATACCATAGAGTAAGGGTTTACCCTAGCGGTGCTAACTGGAAAACGGCTGCTGCCGTAGAAATTGATTTAGTTCCACAGGGCGGCAGATAATGTTTCGTAGACTTCCTCCTGCTGGTGGCGATCAACGAGCTGTAGCCGAGATCGTCAATGGAATGATGGATGGCAAGACCAACAATACTGGGCTTGTTACATTAGCCACAGGGAACGCTACAACCACCACTATTAATGATCCTAGAATAAGTAGAGATTCTATGATTCTGCTAGTGCCTAAGTCGGCTGCTGCTTTTGCCGATACTGCACCTTATGGAGCGTTTCAAGACTCTACAGATCAAGCGGCAGCAAGCACTACAACTGCATATCCAATGACATTTGACACCACAGATTTTTCTAATGGTGTTTATTTATCTAATAGTAGTCGTTTAAATGCTAGAAATGCAGGTATTTATAATGTGCAATTTAGCGTACAGTTACAAAATACAGATAACGCACAACATACTGTAGATATTTGGTTTAGAAAAAACGGTACTAATATTACAGCATCAAATAGTATGTTTACTGTACCAGCAAGAAAAAGCGCAAGTATTTATGGTCATCTTATTGCAGCCATAAATTACTTTGTAGAACTTGCAGCAAATGATTATGTAGAAATTGTATGGCGAGCAGAAAGTACAACAGTTTCAATAGAACAACTGCCAACGCAAACTAGCCCAACAAGACCAGCAACACCATCAGTTATAGCAACTATGCAGTATGTAGCCCCTAACGCTATGGATAATGTGTATGTCAGCGCACAGACAAATGGCAGCGCAACACTTAGCCATTTTGCCAACAGTACGGCAAGCAAAACTTATGGATATGTAATAGTTGGATAATTACCACTTTTCTACCAATTGTAGGTAAAATTATGGTATGCAAAAAATCTATGTAAAACCAGAGGATTTGAGGCTGTACTGGGATTATGTTAGAAAAGGTTTATTAAAGATTTTAAGTAAGACACCCGAAGGATGGATTCCAGAGGATGTATATGTAGAATGTTTCAATAACAAGGCTCTTTTATGGGCTTTCTCGCAGGACAACCGAATAGTAGGCTTTTCGGTTCTGCAACCCCAAGGCGATAATCTACATATATGGTGTTCATATTTTGAGCATAACCTCGATCCTTGTTGGCAGGCTCTATTAGAGATTGCCAAAGCTGGTGGAGCAAGTACAGTAACTTTTGATTCTCATCGTAAAGGATGGGATGTGATAGCAAGAAAATATGGGTTTAGGCCTAGAAAATGGATAAAGGAAATTTGATATGGGTGGAATAGGAAGTCTTTTTGGCGGTGGCGGTGGACAACAAGTTCAAGAAAGAACTACTACTACTCGCAACGAAATTGATCCAATGCTCAAGCCTTATGTAGAGTTTGGTTTGGGTGAGGCTAGGAAGTTATACGAAGCACAAGGCCCATCCTACTTCCCAGGGCAAACCTATGTAAGCCCTACGGAAACCACTTTATCTGCGCTACAGTCTGGTGAACAACGAGCTATGGCTGGCAGTCCATTACTAAGGGCAGCACAGGCTGAAAACTTGGCTAATGTACAGGGTCAATACTTAGGCGGAAACCCTTTCTTTCAAGGCGCATTTAATCCTGCTGCTAAGGCTGCTCAACAATCCTACTATGATGCTATCCAAAATGTAGCCTCTAAAGCCTCTAGTGCTGGTCGCTATGGATCTGGCGCTTATGGTCAATTGACAGATCGTGCCGGTGGCACTTTTGCTACTGCGCTTACTGATGTTGCTGGAAAGTTAGCCTATCAGAATTATGCAGATGAAAGAGCAAGACAGGCTGCTGCTACTGCTGCTGCGCCTGGCATGGCAGAGGCAGACTACGGAGATATTCAGCGTTTACTAGCAATCGGACAAGGCAGAGAAGGTTATGCTCAGACTGCATTGCAAGACCAAATCAATCGTTACAACTACGAGCAAAATCTTCCACAAGCAAAACTGCAATCATTCCTAAGTGGCGTATATGGCGCACCTAGTGGCGGTATTTCTACATCACAACAGCCTATCTACTCTAACCCAGGACAACAAGCTCTAGGTAACTTGCTAGGAATTGCTGGTACAGGCGCACAACTCTATACTGCATTTTCCGATATTCGTACAAAAGAAAATATTGTCAATATTGGTAATGGTAAACACAATCTACCAGTTTATATGTTTGACTATAAGCCCAAGTGGAAAGACCAAGCTGGTCATGGCAAGTTTATTGGTTACATGGCTCACGAAGTGGAAGAAGTTGCTCCACAAGCAGTTATTACTCGTGCAGATGGAATTAAACAAGTTCGCTACGATTTAGTTTAGGACAAATAATGAACTTAGATTTCCTAGATGAGATTTATAAACCAATAAGTAAAGGGTTTTCTGAGGCTGATACCTTTATGAATAGGGAGATGCCATTCAATATGAGCTGGGGTTTCCCTGCTGCATTAGTGGCTGCTTATTTTGGTGGCCCTGCTGCAATAAGCGCATTAGGTGAGGGTGGAGCTGCTAGTGTTGGTGCAGCAGAGGGTGCTGGTGCTACTGCTGGTGGTGGTGGAATGAATAGTCTTTTATCTAACCTTGGTTTAAATGCTGGCTCATTTGCTGGTCAAGAGGCTTTTTCACTTCCTAGCTCTGCTTACACACCAGAATACCTAAATATGCTTGCAGAATCTCAAGGTGTAGATGCTGGTAATGTAAATTACTTAGATAGACTAATGGGCAATACAGAGCAAGGATTATATAAGCAGGAAGGCCTTGCTAAACAAGCATCAGGCCAAACAATGCAAGATATGTTCAAAAAACAAGCTCAACAAAAAGCAATTAGCCAATTAGGGCAAAGTGGATCTAAAATGCAAGAGCAAAATACTGCTCAACAAGCAGAACAAAACAGAATGGCTCAATTGCAAGCAATGATGCGTAGAGGACAACCAGTAGATACAACTACTGCACTACTCTCTTTATTGCAAGACAGACAACAATCTAAGCAACCTAGAATATCTTTAATCTGAGGCAAATATGGCAATAATTCCATCGTATTATGAAGGCTTATTATCAGAAGATGATATGTCATCTCTGCGTAACCAAGCACTTGCGTCTGGATTATTAAGCGCAGGCGCAGCATTTTCTAGAGCAGGCGCACCATCTTTAATGCCACAAGGAAGTGGATTTAGTGAGGCACTACAAGGCTTTCAAGGTGGCTATCAAGGTCAAATAGATTCTGCGTTACAGAACATGATTAAAGCTACTCAAGTTCAAGAGTTAGTGCGTAAGCAAAAACAAGCGCAACAATTACAAGCACTTCTTGCTAGTGCATATACAGCACCAAAACAAACTGCCATACCATCAGAAGTAGGCCCTGCTGTAGTAGAAACTCCAGGCGGTTTTGATGTTGAAAAAATTGCTCCACAATTAGCAATGTCTGGAAATGCTGCAATGATAGAGTCGTTAAGAAATGCAATTAGTGGCCCAGCAGCAAAACTATCAGACCAACAACAACAGTATTCACAAAGCAAATACGGGACAACTAATTTTGCTAGATTGCCAAAAGAAGCTCAATCAGATGTATTAGCGTTTGGTCAAATTGGTAAGCCTGGAGATGCTCTTAAAAATGTAATAGATGCAACTAAACTTGTTTATGAAACTGGTACTGGTGGAGATGTTTTATTACAAGCACAACAACAATATAAACTTGCTACTGGAAAAATGCCACCAACAAGTCAGCAAATTATGTCTTTAGGTGGTGCTGCTGAATCATTAAACAGACAAATAACAGAAAAAACTACAACTCCTGATGCCCAAGGATTATCAGTAACAGATATACCAAAAACAGAAAGAAAAGGCGTACCACAAATTGCAAGCCCATCTTTACCTTTAAAAAATAGACAAGAACTAATGATTGTTCAGCCACAAGAACAAGCAGCAACTACAAGTATTGCAATAAGTATGCGTGATATTAATGATACTGTAGATAGACTTCTTCAAAATCAAGCCGGAATAAAATCCGCAACTGGTTTTGGTGGAGAGCTTCAATCAAGAATTGGTGGTACTGCTGCCGCAAATGCTAAAGGAGATTTAGATAGAGTTAAATCTGCTATTTCTTTATCTGCAATTGCAAAAATGAGAGCAGAATCAAAAACTGGTGGAGCAGTAGGCAATATGACTGAAAAAGAATGGCCTCGTTTTGAGTCTATTTATGGCTCTTTAGACCAAGCGCAAACAGCAGATCAAGTTATTAAAAACTTGAGAGAATTAAAAGGTTTAACCACAGAAACACAAGAAAACATGATTAAAAAATATGATTCTATTTATGGTGGTGGGGAAGATATAAGAAAAACAATATCTACGCCAAGAAAAATAGATATAACTGGTATTCCAAGTGGCGCAATTCAAAAACTACAAAGCAATCCTAGTCCACAAATGATAAGATTTTTTGATCAAAAATATGGTAATGGTGCTGCTGCTTCAGCATTACAAGGACAATAATAATGGCTAATCCATTTGATGAATTTGACATAAAACAACAAGCAAATCCATTTGAGGAACAACCGATTACTGCTGGTCGTGTTGGAGAGTTATTAACTCGTGGAGCTGCGCCTGCTGTTACTGGTGCTTTGGCTGGTGGTGCTATAGCTGGTGCGCCTGGTGCTTTAGTTGGATCAATGGCACTACCAATTGGCGATGTTCTTAATACACTTATTAATTTAGCCTCTAGTGGAGTAAAAGAAATTACTGGTGCTGATTTAGGCAGATTAGCTATGCCAAGTCAATTAGCATCAGAATATATGGCTAAAGCTGGTTATGCAGAGCCAACAAGCACTAAAGAGCGTGTAATAGAGGCTGGTGGTGCTGGCATAGGCGGTGCTGGAGCGCAATTGCCATCTTTAGCTAGACTAGCAAAAGAAGGCGCATCCGTTGTAACTAGAAATGTTGCAGAGCAAATGGGCAAAGCTCCTATTACGCAAGCTGTTATTGCTGCTCCACAGCAAATGACAGCACAAGCTGTTACTGAGGCTACAGGAAGTCCTTTAGCTGGATTAATTGCTGCTATGGGATTGGGCGCACCATTTGGTGTAAAAAGTCGGCAAGGAGAAGTTGCTCCTACTGCAAAAGAATTAAGAGCATCAGCCTCAGATGCCTACGCAAGATCCGCTAAAGCTGGTGCAGTAATTAAACCAGAAAGCCTACAAAATGCAGGCCAATCAATTGTTAAAAGCGTTTCTGATCGTATTGCTATTGATCCGCAAGAAGATACTGGAGCAATGGCAGTACAGCGTAGATTGCAACAAAGTTTTGAAACTCCACAAACATTAGAGCAATTAGATTTAACTCGTCAGTTTATTAGAGATGCACAAGGATCTGGTGGTAGAAGTGGAAAGTATGCAAAAGAAGCATTAAAAGAATTTGATGCTTACATTAACAATCTTGGTGCAAACGATATTTTAAAAGGTGATTCTAAAACTGCTATTTCAGCACTTAAAGATGCTCGTGCTTTATGGACAAGAAATAATAAAACCCAAGCACTTGAAGATATTTTGCAAAGCGCAGAACTAAGAGCAACTGCAAATTATTCACAATCAGGATTAGAAACTGCATTGCGTAGAAAATTAGTAAATCTTGCAGATTCAGAAGATTTAAAGTTTTTTACTAAGACCGAACAAGATGCAATTATTGCTGCTGCAAAAGGTGGTAAATTACAAAACTTTTTAAGATGGGCTGGTAAGTATGCAGGAACAAGCCCATTACAAACTGGTGTTGGTTCTGGTATGGGCGCTGGAGTTGGAGCTTTGCTAGGTGGCCCTGTTGGTGCTGCTATTGGTGGAGCAACTGTTCCTGCTGTTGGTGGCTTAGCTAGAGCTGGAGCAACACAACTTGGTATGGATCAAATTCGCCAATTACAAGAAATGATGGCTTTAGGTAGGATGCCCGAGGTAATTAGAAGTAGATTTGGGGCAGTCCCAGCAACTACTACTCGTGGATTATTAACAAATCCAATTCCTGCCGATCAAGAAGAACAACCCTTTTAACGAGATAAAAAATGCCAAAAACAAAAATTTCAGAATTTGATAGCACACCAGCTAACAATACAGATATAGACAGTATAAATATTGCAGAAGGCTGCGCTCCATCTGGCATTAACAATGCTATTCGTGAGTTAATGAGCCAACTAAAAGACCAACAAACAGGTGCATCAGGCGATAACTTTACTGTAGGTGGAAACTTAGCCGTAACAGGATCTACTACATTTACTGGTGCTGTAGTGATGTCTACTGCTTTGCCTGTAGCATCTGGTGGTACAGGAGCATCTACTTCTGCTAACGCTAGAACAAATCTAAGTGCTGCTGGTAGTGGCGCTAACTCAGACATTACTTCTATAACTGGCTTAACTACTGCATTAACTGTAGCGCAGGGCGGTACAGGCGCAGCCACACATACATCTAAAGGAGTATTGATTGGCAATGGTACTTCTGCAATAACTACAGTATCACCAGGTACAAGCAATAATGTATTAACTTCAGATGGAACAAGTTGGACATCTGCTACTGGAGCTTATCCTTTAACTAGCGGTACTGCACAAGCATCTACAAGCGGAACATCTATTGACTTTACTAGCCTTCCATCTTGGGTAAAACGAATTACTGTAATGTTAACTGGCGTTTCTGTTAATGGCAATTCTATTCAACAAATACAACTTGGGGTAAGTGGAACACCCGAAACAACAGGCTATTCTGCAATGGTTTCTAATGTTCAAACTACAGTTAATACAACAAGAGGAGTTATAGCTACAACAGGATTTATTTTGCAACACGCAGGGGCTAGTACTGCTTCTTTACAAGGAACAATTGTGCTTTCACTTTTAGGTTCAAATACTTGGACTTGTAATGGTTCTGTTTATAGTATTGATGCTACAAATGGCGATGGTTTAAATACTGCTGCTGGTTCTAAAGCCCTTGCTGGAGTATTAAATATGATACGCATCACCACAGTAAACGGCACAGACACCTTCGATGCTGGTTCAATTAACATTCTTTACGAGTAATCTATGTCTACAGAAATCGACCTCTTTAAGTATGGACAACTCGTAGCTCAAGTAGATGCTATGGAAAAAAAGATAGACAAACTAGAGGTTGGCATGGAGGAATTATTAGCTCTTGCCAATAAAGGAAAAGGTGGGTTCTGGATGGGCATCGCTGTTGTATCAGCCTTTTCTACATTTATTGGTTTTATAAGCCACTACTTTACAAGCAAATAATGTGTCAGATCCATTCGGAATTACCGATGGCGTTAAAGCTGTCACCAGCAGTATTAATGAGTCGGTAAAAGCAAGCAAAGAATTATCTAAAGCAATTGACGGTGTCTTAGAATTAGCAGATTCAGCAGCAAAAGAAAGAACTGAGTCAAGAAAAAAAGCTAGGCAAGTTAATCCTGATAGCGCAACCATTATTGAAGCAGTTGATGAGTGGCAAAGACTTTTAATAGCTAGGCAGTCAGAAACAAAGATTCAAGAGCAGATTACTAAGAAATACGGTAGTCACGCCTGGGATGAAATACAAGGTATTAAGGCAAGAAAGTTGTGGGAAGAACGGCAAGATAAATACTTGGAGCAGCACGACAGGCGAGTAATGAAAAGCGTTATGTTGCTCTGTTACATATTTGCGGCTTGGATTGCTTACGAGTGTACTTGGGGTATGTGGAAGTGAAAAATGATTTTGATATGTTTATGTGGGCTTGGGTTGTTGCTACAGCCGCTTTAGCTTTCGGTATTTATTTATTTAAAGGTTAATATGTTTACTTTGCTTACAACTCTCGTATCGTTTTTGGCTGGTGGCCTGCCAAAGCTAATGGACTATTTTCAAGATAAGTCTGATAAGGCGCATGAACTACAGTTAGCACAAATGCAAACTGAGCGTGAGTTAAAAATGCTCAAAGAGGGCTATGTAGCCCAAGCCAGAGTAGAAGAAATCCGCACAGAGCAGATCAGCATACAAAGCGCAGAAAAGGAGCGTGAGGCTCTTTATGCACACGACATCGCTATCGGTCAGGGCGCAGCGCAATGGGTGATTAATGCTAGAGCATTTACTCGCTCATTTATTACTTATGGCTTATTCTTTTTATTTGCTTTTGTAGAGATATTTGGCTTTTATTATGCCGTTAAAACTGGCGTAGATTTCAGCGTTGCTCTTGATGTGTTGTGGGATGGCGAAACACAAATTATCTGGGCAAGTGTTGTTTCATTCTGGTTCGGATCGCAGGCTTTTAAAAGCAAATAATGCTTGACCATAAAGTCATTGAGATGATTAAACACCATGAGGGCATACGAGTGCGCCCTTATCGGTGTCCAGCTTTATTATGGACTGTAGGAGTTGGCAGAGTTATCGACCCTAATCATATAAAGGTAAAACTTGATGAACGAAAAAATTTACCAATCCCAGACGGATGGGACAGAACTCTCTCTATGGCAGAAGTGGACAAATTGTTGGAAGAAGATTTGGCAAGGTTTGAAGCTGGGGTACGAAGATTATGTCCTAATGGCCTTACTGCTGGTCGCTTTGGCGCACTTACCAGCTTTGCCTTTAATGTTGGACTCGGTAATCTCCAAAATTCTACCCTTCGGATGAAACACAATCGAGGCGAATATGAGTCTGCTGCGGAGGAATTTCTAAAGTGGAATAAGGCCGGTGGTAAAGAATTAAAAGGACTAACTACCAGGCGAAAAGATGAAAGAGCTTTGTATTTATCTTAAAATGGGTCTGTAAGGTTTACATATTTAAAATGCTTGACTGGGACATCGAAAAACAACTCACCAGCAGGAACTTCTGTATTCTTGACCTCTATCAATGGACTACCTTCAATCACCTGAGTTTTCACCCAATACGCATGGATTAAGTCGTGAGTTAGTGCAAAAAATAGCACAGGGCGATCTTGCTGAAATAGCTTCTCTTTTCTGTGTGAGCAGTGAATGGTGGGATAGTGGCAGTAATCCCAACTCCGAACTTCTACTTCAATATAACCAACTAACTTATCTGCTCTATATACGAGCAAATCTACTCCATACACATTAGGGTTTTCCCTACACTCCAATCCCCATTTCATCTTCACCCATTTTGTTACCGCATCCCTCGCTGGGGGATCGTAGTAATCGTGAAGTGCCTGGTTAAATTGTTTAGTGGTCATGGGCGCTAGTTTGATAGGAAGTGAACTAGCCAAAAACTCGTGAAGGATACAAGCCTATCTCTTAGTGGGGTTATGGGGCTAAAGCAGCTTCCTTTTGGGCCTTTAGCATTGGCGCTGATTTACGGATTGTTTCTAGTTCCGTTACAAACGCCTGCTCTATCTGCTCAATCGTAAAGCCTTGCCTTAGAAACTTTAATACCAGGTCGGTGACTTGTTGCT